GCACTAGGGAAGAAGACTTATTTATTGGACTCTAACAAGCTGTGGTTCTGGAACAACCGAACTACACGCCAAAGTCTGTGGTATCCCTCGATCAGTGAATATCCTCGAACAAATGTCGTAACGCCCTGGACAGAACAAGTAGAACAAATTCACAAAGATATGTTTGCTACAAGCGATGATTACTACGCACCAATAGGTTAGCGCATGGCAAAAGAGTATCCAGAGTTTGTATTTTTTCATACTGGTAAAGATCGGTCGTGGCCGAATGTATTGATAAAGTCCATTAAAGCATCTAATCCTTATGCCTTAATTATTGAAGTGACGGGCAGCATGGATCAGATCATGGCATCAAGGTTAAAGGCATTTAGTGACCTTAGACTTGAACGCCCTGCGATATATCTTGATACCGATATGGAAGTGCTGGCTCCGATCAATCCAGTAACGATGCTTAGCGACACTAAGAAGAAAGCATTGTTTTGTCGGCGGACCTTTAATCAAAACGCAGCATTTAATACTTTGTTCAGGGGCATAAATTTTTCTGAGTATGCCGATAAAACATTAGGTGAAGTTTATCCGTATCTCGCCTGTACAACCGTTGCCGCAGATTGGCGAGTATGGGATGAGCTACATATGTATCTAAAACAAATGGACCCTAAGTATTTAGAGTGGTACGGAGATCAAGAAGCTATAAAGAAGTACGTAAAAAATAATACAAACACCGTAGGATTTATTGACGAATATATGTACGGTTGTTTGCCAGAATACTCATATTTATATTCACCTAAAATTGTTCATTACAAAGGAAATCGTAAACATGCTTATTCGGTACAGAAATAGACTTACTCGTAAGACTCAAGAAATGGTTCTACACAGTTCTTCTGCGGGTCTTGTGCATGACAGCGGGCGAGTCTATGTAGTTGACGACAAAAATTTGTATCTTATCGGTTCTTATAATTGGCCTGAGCGTATTGAACGTAGAAAAGTTAGATGGATAAAGAAAGAAAAGATGCTTGATCTAGGACAGATCAATGTAGGAACTCATGTTGAGTTCTTTAACAGAGATAAAGTTCATTAATATGACGCTTAAAGTTTTTATTGGGTGGGATTCACGCGAGGATATTGCTTATCAAATAGCGAAACATTCGTTACAACGCTATGCTTCTATACCTTTAACTGTTCGACCTATTCGTTTATTTGAGATACGTGAACGTCAAATTTTTTGGCGTGCTCCTGATCCATTAGCCACGACTGAATTTAGTTTCAGTCGATTCTTGACTCCCTATCTTGCAGGCTATGATGGATGGGCACTGTTCTGCGACAGCGATTTTCTTTTTAGAAAAGATATTGCAGAACTTGCTGATTATATGGACCCGAAGTATGCAGTAAGCGTGGTTAAGCACGACTATAAGCCCACAGAAACGATGAAAAAGGATGGGGTGGTTCAAACGCAGTATGAAAGAAAGAACTGGAGTTCATTCATGCTTTTTAATTGTGGGCATGAACAAGTAAAAAATCTGCTCCCCAAAGTAGTGAATACGGAATCGGGACTTTATCTACATCGCTTCCAATGGCTTACTGACGACGTGATTGGCGAATTGCCGATTACGTTTAATTATCTTGAAGGCTGGCATACAAAAGCCGATGAACCCGATCCTATTGCAGTTCATTTCACTCGTGGCGGACCTTGGCTTAAAGGCTGCTTAGACCGTGAATACGGGCATGAATGGATGGAACAAGCCGGAATTTATTATGAACGACAATGACGATAATGATGAATCCTATTTGATAGCCGCAAAAAGTGTAACTACTGAAAGCGAAAAAGTTTGGTGCCGGATTAATGACCAAGGAGAACTCTCGTATATTGACTGGAAAATTGTGGAAAATTTAGCTAAACAATTTAACGATACACCAGCAAACAAACGCTCCGAGCAGATGTTAATTGGTAAACTGATGGTTTTGGTGCGAGATAAAACGAGAGCGGAATATGCTGAACAAAGATAGAGTTTGCGCTAACTGCAATAGTAGTCATGAAGTAAAACTAGTTATGATGCCATCGGGTGTAAATCGTTGGCGGTGCAAAAAGTGTCGTGAAAAGACTAAAAAGTTTTTTAAGAAAAATGTATGAAAAAAATTCGCGGATGGGTGTTGCCTGAGCAAGATCAGCACATTAGCGAGTATTTAGACGCAGCTAATTCTGATATTTACCAGCCGGTACACCAGAAAACGTCTATTAGTTTCTGCAATAATTTCCGTACCGCAATTGATATTGGCGCGCATGTAGGGTTATGGGCGCGGGGACTGACTGAAAAATTTAATAACGTAATATGCTTTGAACCATGCGCTGACTTTATTCCTTACTTAGTTGAAAACGCACCTAAAGCAAAAATCTTTAATAACGCTCTAGGTGAGAAGGAAGATACAGTCAAAATAAATATGCTGAATGAAAATACTGGTGCCTCTCATATAGTACGAGGGGCAACGGGAGACATACCTGTCCTTACACTAGATTCGTTCAACTTCAATGACGTAGATTTTATTAAGATCGACGTAGAAGGTTACGAATACGAGGTAGTTAAAGGGGGCTATGAAACTCTTAAACGAAACCATCCAGTAATCATTGTTGAGCAGAAAGCAAAATATGTTGTGCCTGAACAAGGAGCATTGGCGGCTGTTCGATTCCTTATTCAGCAGTTAAATTATCGTGTAATGGGTCGTGTTGTAGACGATTGGATTTTAAGAAAATGAGTTTCCTTACGTTAGATTTTGAGACTTACTACGCTAAAGACTACGGACTGAATAACCTTACTACCGAAGAATACATTCAAGATTCACGGTTTGAGGTGATTGGCGTGAGTATCAAAGTAGATGATGCTCCTGCCGAATGGTTCAGTGGATCGCATGATGCGATCAAGACGTATCTAAAACAGTTTGATTGGTCTGACTCTGCGCTGCTCGCACATAATTCTATGTTCGACGGGGCCATACTCGCGTGGCGGTTTGGCATCATGCCTGCGATGTACTTTGATACGCTGTGCATGGCGCGTGCATTGCATGGCGTTGATGCAGGCGGATCGCTAGCGGCATTGGTCAAGCGGTACAACTTGGGTGAGAAAGGTACTGAGGTTGTTAACGCGCTTGGCAAGCGGCGAGCGGATTTTAACGAGGCTGAACTGGCTCGTTATGGCGAATACTGTAAGAACGATAAAAAGCTTACATACAAGTTGTTCAATGTGTTATCCACAGGATTTCCCAGTAGTGAATTTGATCTAATCAATATGACGCTGCGGATGTATACGCAGCCGACGATTCGTATTGATGACGCATTGCTTGTGACACGGCTCGAAGAGATTAGGGAAGAGAAGCAGGCGTTGCTTGCAGGATTGAAGGAGAAGCTAGAGTGCGCGACTGAAGAAGACGTACGGAAGAAGCTAGCTAGTAATCCTCAATTTGCAGATGTGCTTCGTAAGTTCGGCGTTGAACCGCCGAGAAAGATTAGCCCAACGACGGGTAAAGAGACCTATGCGTTCGCTAAGAACGACGAGGGTTTCATTGCACTGACTGAATCCGAAGACCCGGCGATTCAGCAAATATGTGCTGTGCGACTAGGCACCAAGTCAACGATTGAAGAGTCGCGTATTGAGCGATTCATTAACGTCGGCGCACGCAACAAAGGGCTGCTACCAATCCCGCTAAAATATTATGGCGCACACACGGGACGATGGGCGGGTTGTTTAGTTGCCGACACTGAGGTAACTGTATATAATACTAAAACCGGGGTACTTACTAAACGTATTGTTGATGTATTACTTGATGATCTTGTTTGGGATGGAGTGGAATTTGTCCCCCACCAAGGGGTTAAGTTTAGTGGGTTCTCGGAAGTCATAACTTGGGACGGAATAACGGGGACCGAGGATCATGTCGTATACACAGACGCCGGAGAGATTAGCTTACGAGAGGCAATGCAAGGAGCGCACACAATCACGCGTACAAGAAGCCCTGAAGAACACGATGTGGACGCCGCTAAGCAGTATGTTCGTATCCACGAAAGGGAAAATCCTTTGTGAATGCCGCTGCGGAAGACGGAGTGAAGTAAGAGCCAGAGAAATCATTGATGGGAAAAGCAGGTGCTGTCGGTCTTGTTCAAGTAAATTGAAGATGGCAGCGGTGCCGGTTGAGGACCGAATTAGGCTCGCAAAGATTGCTTCAGTTGCGGCGGCGATTGCCTTAACAAA